AGTTGGTGGACAAAGTATGGAAATATATCCGGGTAAGATATTTAGAAGACAAGCAGGAATGCCCGGACAATCTATACATGGTTTAAAGTTTCCTAATACAGCACCAGAAAACATGATGATGTTTGACAAGTTTAGACAACTTGCAGATGAACAAACTGGAATACCAAGTTACTCACATGGACAAACAGGAATACAAAGTATGACAAGAACTGCTTCAGGTATGTCTATGTTACTTGGAGCATCTAGTTTAAATATTAAAACTGTTGTCAAGAATCTTGATGACTTTTTATTAAGACCACTTGGAGAATCTTACTTTCAATGGAACATGCAATTTCATGAAGGTGAATTAGATATTGAAGGTGATTTAGAAGTTAAAGCTACTGGAACAAATAGCTTGATGCAAAAAGAAGTACGAAGTCAAAGATTGACTATGTTCTTACAAACTGCACAAAGTCCAGCTATTGCTCCATTTGTTAAGATTTCTAAACTCGTAAGTGAACTTGCTTATAGCTTAGATTTAGACCCTGATGAAATACTCAATGACCCTGAAGAAGCAGCTATCATGGCACAGATAATAGGAATGCAAAATGCTGGACAAACAAATGGCGAAGAAACTCAACCCACTGGTCAACAGCCCTCAATGGGAAGCGTTCAAGGAGTACCTACAGGTCCTCAAGAACTTGGACCTACAGGGACTGGTGGTGGCAACATCGGAACAGGAGATGTGCCGATTCCAGGGGAAGATAGCTTCTCTGGTACGCTTAGAGCAACTGGACCTACAAGTTAAAGAAGCAATAACAAGAAAAAAGGAGATATAAATGTTAGATATATTAGATACAATTTTAAAAATAGTAGGAGTAGTACCTTGGATAATTTCAATTTGTTCAATGATTGCTGCATTAACACCTACACCACACGATGATAATTTAATAAGTAAAGCTTATAAAGTTATTGATTGGTTTGCTATTAATATAGGTAGAGCCAAGGAGAAATAAAATGTTACAAGATGACAACGAAATAAGAATAAAATATAAAGACGGAGAAGAAATTAAACTTCCTAATAAAGGATTAGAAGCTTTAAAAAAAGAAGCTCCAGAAGTTGTCAAAAGAATGGGTTATCAAGAAGGTGGGTCTATGGACGACCAAATGCAAATGGCTATGAATGAACCAGTAGAACCTATGGAAACTGATAATGCTATGGAAGAAAACTATACACAATTTATTATGGAAGAAGCATTAAGTGAAGAAGAAGAAAATATGCTTATGTCCAAATTAGAACAAGATGAAGAACTACAGATGTTATTTGATAAAGTAATAGATGTAGCACAAGAATTTGCTGGGTCTGGTCCTGTTGAAGGTCCGGGTTCAGGAGTCTCTGATTCGATACCTGCAAGGTTATCGGATGGAGAATTTGTCTTTACTGCAAAAGCTACAGAAGAAATCGGAGCATCTGAATTGATGCGTATGATGAAAGAAGCTGAAGCTCAAGCAGATGAAAGACAACCAGTCCAAATGGGAGGTGTAATGGATAAAGATAATCCTAATCCTTTAGGAGTAGAAGGCTCTACTTTAGATAATAGGAAAGAAGATTATACAAATCCTTTATTACAACCACCTATTCGTGGAGCTGGGTATGGAAGATAAAGCTACCCTACTAGCGTAGGCACTTTATCAAATTAAGAACCGAAAGGCTACCTTTACAATACAAGCCCTCTAGTCGACATAGAGCTACCTTGTAAACAAAGCCCCAATTAGGAGAAAAGAAAATGACTAATAAAGTCCAAAAAGAGGAAACGCCAAATCCTTACAATGAAAATAAACCTTGGCACAAAGGAGAAGATAAACCTTTTTTATCATCAGATACTATGTATTTTGAAGAACCTTCTGAAAAGAATAAGTTATTCAAATCAGATGACATAACTGAAGTGGAAGCTGAAGGAAGTGTTAATACTGAAGAATTAGAGTCTAAAAAGGACACACCTTATAAAAGACCTAACTACAAAAAAAGATATGATGATTTAAAAAAACATTATGATAGTAAACTTAATGAGTTTAAAAGTAGAGAACAAGAGTTAATAGAGGAAGCTACTAAAAATAGAACCGAATATAAAGCTCCAAAATCTGAAGAAGAACTAGAACAGTTTAAAAATAACTATCCTGATGTGTATGAAGTTGTAGAAACCGTTGCTCACATGCAAAGCGAATCTAAAGCAAAAGTTCTAGAAGAACGCCTTAGTAAACTCCAAGAACGTGAAAACGATTTAATACGACAAGATGCAGAAAAAAGGTTAGTAGAAAGACATCCTGATTTTGAAGATATCAGAAATAGTGATGACTTTCATACTTGGGCAAAAGAGCAACCTAAGTCTATTCAAAATTGGATATACTCAAATGCTGATGATGCTGATTTAGCTTCTCGTGCTTTAGATTTATTTAAAAAAGATTTTGGTATTGAATCTACAAAGACTAAGTCATCTTCTAAACCGACTAGAAAATCTGCTGCAGATATGGTTTCAACTAAAACAACAACAGTTGAACCAAAGCAACAGAAAGTATGGTCAGAAAGGGAGATTGCTGCATTAAGTATGGCAGAATTTGATAAGTATGAAAAAGACATATCAGATGCTATGCAAGAAGGCAGAATCACAAAATAAACTATAACTTAAAGGAGAAAGTATCATGGCTCAATTTTTTGAACCCTCAACAGATACCGATGCTAACTTTGCAAACTCCGTAAGTGGACAAACTAATAGTTTCTTTTTACCTTCGGTTTACTCTAAAAAGGTTTTAAACTTCTTTAGAAAAGCCTCGGTAATTGAAGCTATCACAAACACCGACTATGCCGGTGAGATATCCTCTTTCGGAGACTCTGTAAAGATTATCAAAGAACCAGTTATTTCAGTATCAGATTATACAAGAAATAGCGATACCACAGAAACAAGACTAACAGACCAAGAAATTACTTTGGTTGTTGATAGTGCTAAAGCTTTCAAATTCATCGTAGATGATATTGAAACTAATATGTCACATGTCAACTTCAAAGAGGTTGCTTCCAGCTCTGCTGCATATGCATTGAAAGATTCATATGATGCTGCTGTATTAGCAACTATGTTTTCTGGTTGTTCAGCTTCATCACCTAATCACATTTTAGGTTCTGACAATGCTACTGATTTAGCAGCAGGAACTTTTGATGGAACAGGTAATTTAGATATTGGTTTTGATTCTAATGAACATGACCCATTAGACCTTATGGGTAGAATGGCAAGACTATTAGACGAACAAAATGTACCTGAAGAAGGTAGATGGTTCGTTGCAAGTCCTGACTTTTATGAAGTCTTAGGACAATCTAGTTCTAAATTATTATCTGTCGACTATAACGGTGGACAAGGTTCTATTAGAAATGGAATGGTTTCAAGTGGAAAACTTCGTGGATTTAGCATGTACAAGTCAAACAACATTGCTGCAACATCTAATGCTGCTGGTAAATGTATGGCTGGTCACATGTCTTCAACTGCAACTGCTAACACAATCCTTTCAACAGAAGTGTTGAGAGACCCAACATCGTTTGGTGACATTGTTAGAGGCTTACATGTCTATGGTGCGAAAGTACTTAGAGATGAAGCTTTAGTAAGTGCATTCTACGGAATTGACTAATACATAAACTTGGGGGAGTTTTAGGACTCCTCCTTTTTTTAACCCATAAATTTTAGAGGTAAATAATATGGCAATAGTAAATATAAGAGATACTGGTCGTAATTCAGCAAAAGTAGGCGATGTTCGTGAACTTGCTACTAAAGTTCAGAAACCTTCAGATACTGAAGCAATAACTGCAGCTAATACAATTACAGCAGCTGAATCAGGCACTCGTTATGTTTTAAACGTAGCAGCAGCTAAAATACAAACTCTTCCTACTCCAGCAGCAGGATTAGAGTATTGGTTTTATGTTGGAGCAACAGAACCTACAGGAACACACACAGTAGTTACAGCATCTAGTGCTAATATTATTGTAGGTAATGTATCTTCTCCAGAAGATGCAGCAGGTTCAGTAGCTACAGTTACAGACGCAGATACCATTTCATTTGTTGCTAATAAAGCTGTTCATGGAGATTTTGTTCATGTATGGTCTGATGGCACTAACTGGTATTTAGACGGACAGTGTAAAGTTCAAGATGGTATTACAACTACTCAAGCTGGTTAATAATACAATCTACGGTATTAACTGATACCAAAACGGAGGAGTTTAATTATTCCTCCACTAATTTTAAAAAAGGAGAAAATAATGTCAAGAACAAGAAAAGAAAAGGCTAAGTTAGCTGGAAGAATTTTACTAGCTGGAGCTACTGGAGGACAGTCTGAAGTTGCTAATGCTAAACGAAAACTAGTTGGTAAAGCAGTTGATGGTATAAGTAATTCTATGGCTAAAGGTAGAGCTAGAAGACAAGCAAGAAGAGCAAAGAGAAGAGCTGCTAACTATGCTGGTGGTGAACAAATAGGAAATAAAACAAGTTTTACACAACCTAGAAAAAAACTTAATCAAGGTGGACAACCTCAATATAAATCAGGGGATATGCCAAAAGCTAAACCTTGTTAATATGAAAGGCGTAAAACATTATAAAAGAGACGGTACTGAGTTTAAAGGTAACACACATAAAATGCCTAACGGACATTTACATTCTAATAAAACTCATACTAAAACAAGCGTTAGACTTTATCACTTTAAAGATTTAAGCAAGACAGCAAAGAAAAAAGCTAAAGGTAAAAAATAATGGCTACTACATATCTAGATTTAACTAACGAAGTTCTTAGAGAATTAAATGAACTTCCTTTAACTTCTGCAAACTTTGCAGATGCAATAGGATTACAGAAATTTGTAAAAGATGCAATTAATAAATCTATATTTGATATAGCAAATGCAGAACCACAACTACCTTTCTTTTCTGCTGGAGTTAGTGGAAGCACTGACCCTTTTTATGGTAACGTAACAGTTGCTACAGTAGCAGGTCAAAGGTGGTATACTTTAAAAGCTGATAGCTCTAGTATAACTACTGACTATGCTTCAATAGATTGGGATGATTTTTATATTACTACAATAAATGTAAGTGGTGAGTCAAGCCCTTATGTTTCTAAAGGATTAAGATTTTTAACCTTAGATGATTGGAAAAGATATTATAGAGATAGTGAAAATGCAGATGATGCTAATTCAACCCATGCTGAACCAATACATGTTATTAAGTCTCCAGATAGCAGGAAATTTGGTTTAAGTCCAATACCTGATAAGGTTTATAATGTGCATTTTTATGCATTTACAAAACCTACAGCTTTAGATGCTCATGGAGATACAATAGTTTTACCAGAACAATACAGTAATGTAATAACTGCAAGGACTAGATACTATATATGGCAGTTTAAAGAAAGTCCACAACAAGCTATGATGGCAGCAGATGATTATAAAAAAGCATTAAGAAGTATGAAATCAAATCTTATGAATCCTACTCCAAAATATATGACAGATGATAGGACATACTTTTAATGGCTAGGAGTCAACCATATACAGTAGCATGTGAAGGAGGATTAGTTACAGCATCTAATCAAATTGATTTATTGCGTAGACCCGGAGTAGCTACTGAATTAGAAAATTTTGAAGTTTCTATAGAAGGTGGTTATAGAAGAATTAATGGATTTACAAAATTTGGTGCAGGTAGTGCTGTACAACCAACAGGAGGTTCTACTGCAATACTAGGAGTATTTCCTTATGCAGATGGAGTAATTGTTACTGCTGGTACAAATATTTATTTTAGTAATACAGGAACAAGTTGGGTACAAATAAATAGAAGTTCTGTATCTGGTAGTGGGGATAATTATTCAACTTTTACAGGTAGAAGTGCATTAACAAGAACTTCACAAGGGCAATGTCAGTTTACATTATTTGATGGTGCTACTTATGATTATGGTTTAGTTATTATTTCTGATGGAGCAAATAAACCTTATGCATTTAGAATGGAAGGAACAGGTAGTATTAGTGATAGAACATTTTTTGCAGAAGAAATAACTGTATCAAGTACTAAAGGTGTTAAATATCTTACAGTCCATGATAAACATTTAATAGCTGCTGGAGTTGAAGATAA